ACGACGGCGTCTAGCTCGGCCTGGGTTCCGGCAGCAGTGACAGCCGTCTTGAGTAGGTTGCCGCCATCCAACAACGCCCTCACGGTGCCCACTGCGGTCAGGTACATCCCGTGTGCCGTCGCGGAGTCTACTACCGAGAACACGCCATCGCTGTCATCCTTCAGCCCGTAGGAGACAGGGTAGGGGAATGCCAGGTCATCTCTCAGCCCGTCCATCACCATCAGGTTGGTCTGAGCCGCTGCAGACAGACTGAACTGTTGGCCCGACTCAGCAGGGAACTCAAACCCCTTGGCAATGAGCTCACGGGTGCGGGCATCGATAGCAGTCATGCGACCAGACCGAGCGCGGCCCAGTGTGTCGGCAACGATGCGGCCATCAACCAGTGTGCAGTGTCCGCGGTTCTGGTTCAGTAGCACGACGTCGGTGGCGTCAGCGTTTGGCAGGAGCTGGTCAGACTCACCATCGGGCGCGTCGCCTGGCAGCTCGGAGCCTCCCCACATAGTTACGCTTGCGGTGACGTCGTCTGTTCTCACGTAAATCATAGGTTCACCGTGTACCCTGCTACGCCGATGTCCGCGTCGGCGTCGACTACTTTGTACTCCACCAAGTCATCGGTTGGGTAGGGTATCTCATGCAACACAGTGGTCACCGCTTCCTGGAGGCCCAGCGCAACCGGGGTGATGCCTGAGTGCGTGACCCACAGGTCAAGGTCGGGAAAGTCGGATGGCTTGACGTTCACTCTGGAGGTCACCACGTCATCAAGGCCGTTGGACTGAACGTTCAGCAGCAGTGTCGCGCAGACCGTACTGGGCGCGTACACATCTACGATCGCACCGGTGAGCGTCGTATACGTGGCAGCCGTTCCACCAGACTCTACCGAGTTCGCATCCCAGTCCGCAAACGTCCAGTAGTAGATGCGCTTGCGGCCCTCAGCCAGCTGTATCCACGCATCAGTGATGTTCATGCTGCCGTCGGTGATGCTCGAGTGGATGTACCGCTTCTTGTCGTAGCCAGACGGCATGGTAGGAGCAGTCGGGCTAAGAGAGGCCAGCACATCTGGTGAGTTGACGGCCGTGGAGTCGTTGATGAGAAACCAGTGGTAGCTCTCATTCGCAGCCAGAGACCCAGTGTCTAGGCCGCCGGCTCCAGTCGTGTCTATCTGACCCGTGATGCCAGCGCATGTCATGTCGAAGGAGTCATCAGCATCCCGGCATGTACCAGCAGCGAAGTCTACATCGTGAGCCAGGTCGACGGCATTCTGGACAGCCTCGAGACCCTCGAGCCACAGACCGGCCGCGCCACCTCCGCCAGCAGAACCATTGGCAGCAGCAGTGATGCGACCCTTGGAGTCCACCGTAAGGTCGGTGTTGGTGTACGAGCCCGGAGTGACAGCCGTGGTGTCCAGCGTTGGATTGGGGGAGGTGCGAGCGAGGTCACCGCCAGCAGGCCCACGAGGAGCACTGCCACCACCAAGCTCATCACCCAGTGTTCCGCCGGAACCCATCAGCCTGCTCCGTGACTGGCCGGGTACGACGAGAAGATGCCAGTACCACTCACACCAGACAGGTTGAGGCGAATCCACCAAAACCGGGTGTTGTTGATGATGATCATGTCGTTGCCCGCACCACTGGTCGGGTTCACAAGCGTCAGGCTCGATGTGATGTCTACCCAGTCAGCCGCATCCTGCTGAGCAGCCGTGGTGGCACTGAGCAAGGCCGGGTCATTGCTGGCCTCGATCGTGATGGTGCCAACAAGCGTCTCGGCACCTGGGTTCCAGACATTGTGGAACGTGAATCCGTTGATGCCGCTCTGGCCCATCTGGATGGGGGTACCTGTGGTGTTCACGGCAACAGCATCCAGGTACTTGTTCGGGGCTTGAAAGTCTCTACTCATTGGAATCCTCTTCAGTCTTCTCAAGCTTCAGGTACATGTCCCAAGCCGTCTTCAGGTTGTCGATGTCGCTCTCCATGCCGCCCGCAGCAGCAAGGGCTCTCTCGGAAGCGGAACCAACCTCTGACGCAAGCCCCGAGCCTCCGCTGTGCAATCGATTCTCTACGAACCCGGAGATGGGATCGAAGCGCGTCTGGAGTTGGTGGGCTGCGCCGCCGAGGCTGAACGAGATGTCGTGGCCTTCTGTCAGCGTGGAGTATGGATGCACTGCAGCAGCCTGCTTCATCTGCTCCATCAGCCCAGGTTCTTCACGCAAGATACGAAACCATGCCTCGTCGTTGCTGGCGCTGAGCCCTAGTCGAGCAGCCTTGTCAGCCGCACGCTGCACACTGGTCTGCAGGTCAGCGTTCTTTTCGATACCTCGTTGGCCCATCGCCTCGAAGGAGTTGAGCAGGTCGACCTGTTCGTTCTTGTGCTGGAGCTTGGTAGCTGCCCACTCGGGACCGAACTTGGCCCGAGTCTTCATCATCGCAACTTCGATCTCCTTGTACATCCGACTGTCCGTGCGGCCACGGTCGTAGATGATTTCCTGCAGACCACGGAGGCTCTCGTCAAAGACCTTGGCGTTCATGTGCGGAGTGGACTCAAACTTCTCAATCAAGTCACCAAGGCTCCTGGTGTCCAAGAACGGCAGGTCAGACACCTTGCCCTCGGGAGTGAACCCCGCACGCTTTTCGTAGAGATCGTAGAGCGTACTCAGCACGCCCGCTGTCGGTACCTGCTGCTTGCCGGCAGCCAACTCGTAGAAGGCATCGTTCTCCTTGCCCCACCGAGCGACACCCTCCGACTCGCTAAGATGCAGGCGCTGGATGGCCCGCTTGGCAACTGGGTCCAGAACTTCCTTCACCTCACCGCCGCTGACAGGGAAGTCCTCCTGGGCCTTGAGGATGCGCGCGGCACGAGCCTCCTTCTTGGAGATGCCCTTGGCCTCCATCTCGGCCAGTTCGGTCAGACCAGGTGGCGCCTTGGCTTTGCGGATGGCCTCGTCTCTGGCCTTCTTGCTTGCCCTGCGAGCCTGCGACAACTCTGCCTGCTTGAGCTCTACTGCAGGAGGAGTTCTGTAGCCCTTCTTGGCGAGGCCACCAAGCATGTCTGTTCCGCCCTCGCCCGTCAGCGCTTCCATCTGAGCCAGGGACTCGCCACCTGGAGCCTCCACGCCGCGCAGCCTGTCATGGACTCGGCCGGCGTAATCTCCCGCAGTTCGGAGGGCACCGCCAAACAGACCGGTCATGGCGAACTCTGTGGCGTCAGGGACAGTGAGCGGTGCCCCGCGCACAGCCTCACCGGTAGTCTCCACGATTTCCTCCGCCCCTTGCTCACCCATTGCTACGAGGCCACCAGCCGCAGCGCTGCCGACCCCTGCTCCGACGTAGCCGCCTAGCTTCTCAGCGGTCTTCTCGGCAAGCTTGGCTGCCCCTCGCCCAAGAGCACCTCGGGCACCGCCGACAAACCCAGCCGCTGTGCCAATGAACGAATCCCTGCTGAGGTCTTTGACGCGCTCAGAGAACTGCGGAATGATGCCCGCCTCCATCAACTCAAGCTCAGCTGCTGAGGCTACATACTCCTTGTTGGCCACGCTCATCCCCTGTCGGCCAAGGCCAAGGGTGCGCACCATGTCAAACCCGTACATAGCGGGCGAGAGTTGGCGATGGACATCTCCGTATGTGCCAGCGGCACCTTCTGCCTTGTCTACGCGCACAGCAGGCAGCCCGTGCTTGACGTGTGCATCGTAGACCGGTGCCCACTCTGCGTCGGCAATGGCCTTGTAGGTCTCAGACTCCTTTTCATTCTCCCGCAGGTCCGCCAGTTCGTCCGGGTCAGTAGTGTTCTCGATGACCTTGTCTAGCGAGGGGTCGAAGTGGGCGTAACTGCCCCACTGAAAGGCATCTTCTCCCGGGGGAGCAAACGATATCTCTCGCTTGTTGACCTGACGCTGGGCTGCCCGGCGAAACTTCTTGCTGGCCTTCTCCTCGGGAGACGAGGCGTAGACTGGAGACTCTACCTCAGAGATTCCGTACCTCTGTTGGAGGGCCGTAGACGGTATCATCTTACTGCCGATCTTCTTCCGACCTGGCTTGATATGGCGTGTTCCAGGCTCCAGCAGGTCAGGGTCAGACTCGACCTCAGCGTGCATCGGCACCTCGGCATCCTCGCCGAACGACAGGAACGATGGGGCATCAGCCTTGGCCTCGGACTCAACCACGCGAAAGGACTTGCCCTTCTTCTTCAGGTGAGCGGTGGCCTGTTCCATGTGCTCGGGCGGAATGTACCTGGGGGTACCACCTGTCCCGTCGTCTTCAGGATCGATTACGATGTTTGGATCAGGCATCAGTCAATCCCCAGCATGTCGTCGAGTTCTTTGCTGGAGAGCTTGCCTGCCTTGGGCTTGGGGCTGGCTTCCTTGGGAGCCTTCCAGTCCTCTCCATACATCTCGCCGTAGTAATCACGTGCTCCGGTCCCGCCTTCTTCTGACCAGCTGACGGCATTCTGGACGGCCCGTGACGTGTACACCTTGCTGGCCTCGAGCTGGGCCTGAGCACTCTTCTCAAGGAGCTTGACCTCGGCAGCCATGGCCTTGAGGGCTTCTGGATTCAGGCCGCCCGACTGCAGTCGATGGATCCAACCTGTAATCATAGCAGCGGCACCCTGGTTGCCGGTACTGCGAACGACGTCGCCCTCAGACAGCGCACCAGTCTCGCCTCGGCCTTCACGCAAGAGCCAGATGCGCGCAGCCTCCTGAGCCGTGGTTCCATCAGGAAGATTGCCCCCGACCAGAAGCGCTCCAACCTTGCTCAGGCCTTGCAGGGCGAGCTTCGTCTTGGCCACCCCATGCTTCAGAGCAATCTTCGCTACTCGCCGGCGGCCCGTCGCCATCTCGATGGTGCGCTTGGGATTGTACCCGCGAGTCGCACCCGGTCCGCCTCCACCGCCCCCACGCCGACGACCCGTGCGACCCCGAAGCTCCATCGCCCTATAATGATCCAGCGGTGCAGCCAAGAGCTTCCAAGCGGCGTCCTGGTCGCCATTAGTTTCAAGCAAAGCAGCCGGGATAGCGGCCTTCATGCGCGTGAATATCTCGGCCTTTTCACCCTCTGCCCCCTCGGATTGAGCCATGACCCTATCAAGCATCGACTGGGACATGCGAGCAAGGCCCATGTTTTTTAGATCCTGCAGCCGCTTTTGATTGCTGACATACGGGTCCATGCGCATCCCGTTCCACGTGAACGCGGTGGGAGACTGCACGACTCCAGGAGCTTGAGGCGTCGGGCCGGGCTGAGGACGGGGAGGCATACCACCCATAGCAGCCTGCATACCAGGAGGCAGACCACGAACCGGTGGGGCTCCCAGTGGCGGTCCTTGCTGCTGAACAGGTGCAGCCTGTGGTGGACCTGGAGCCGGACGTGCTTGCTGTGGAATCTGTTGCTGAGGGGCAGGAGGTAGACCCATGCCGAGTTGCATACCAGGGGCGGCACCGGCTCTCTTCAGTGCTTCGTTCGCAGCCTGAACCACCATCGCTGACTGGGCAGAGGGGTCTGCCTGGCCAACCCCAGCATCCATCTCTGCGATGGCAGCCTCGCCACCGCGGACCACGTCATCCACAGCGATGGCCTGCTCGTCACCGCTACCAGCCAGCCACTCGTCAGCCTCATCAGCGGCAGCCTTGGCGGCAGCCTCTGCAGCACGAGCCTCATCACGCTTGCCCTCGGCCTCGAGAGTGGCCCGTTGTCTCTGGAACTCCTCGGGAGACATCTTGTCGAAGTCGAACCCAGCCTGCTTGCCGAGGTTGATGGCGGCCCGGGTTGAGTCTGCCGTCCCCTCCTGGAACAGCTTCCACGTCTGGTCGAAGACCTGCTTCTTGAACTCGCGGTCAGCCTCGGAGGAGCGAGTGCCCTCCCTCTCTCGAGCGAAGGACTCACGCTCTGCTGATGCACGCTCAATCTCATCCTGACGACGAGCATTCATCCCCTCGGTAGCAAGGGCACGGCGGTTGCTTTCCGCATCAAGACGCCCGTGACGACGAGCCTCCCTGATGGAGTCGATACCCGACGCCAGCGCAGCTGCGCCTCGCCCAGGCTGACGCCGGGTAAGGATCGCGTTCATCTCGCCGAGGCTGACACCCATCACCCACCTCCCATCGCGAGGATTTTGCCGAGGATGCCAACCTTCTCCATGCCGCGCTCGTCAGCCTCCCCTACCTGGTTGAGTCCCTCCGCGCCATAGCCAAGCTCGATGTTACGGGCTGACTCAAACAGGTCCTGGTCAGCCGTAAGCTCGTTACCTTGGATGCCGCCGATGGTCCCAGTGGCCATGCCGGTAGCACCAAAGATTTGATCCCACATCGCACGGTCACGGTCCAGGAATCCGGCATCTGCAGAGGTTGCCCCAATCATCCCCTGGCTCAGGCGCTCCATGGCAGCTCGGTCCCCACCCAGGGCGACATCGCTCAGCCGCCCAGTCCAGTCCATCATGCTGCGACCGGCTTGTCCCGCCAGCAACCCGCCAAGGTCCTGCTGCTGGAGCATGTAGTCAGCCTCTTCTTTGGCGCGCTGAGCATCCAAGCCGGCCATGGCGTCACCCACCATACCGAGGCCAACGCTGCTGCCGTATGCCCCACGAGAAGCCAGCTGCTGATTCATGTCCGCAGATGTGCGAGTCTTGGCTCTGTCGTAGTAGGCGCCCAGACCAGGGTCCTGACCGATCTGGTTTTGGAACTGCTGGAAGTACTGGTTGGCCGTATTGTCCGGCCCCATCTGGGCCATGCCCAACTCAGTGGCGCCCCTGGCAAAATCCTCGCCGTAGCGTGCGTTACGGTACTCTCCCTGGGTATCGCCCCACCACCCCTCACGCTGGCCCTCTTGTGCTAACGCAGGATTCGAGTTGGAGCGGGCATTCATCGACCCCGACACTGGGCTGTCAGTGATTGCGACGGGCGCAGTGGTGCCGGCGCCGACGCCCACCTGCCTGGGGGCAAACTTCGCGGCATGCTGCCTCGCCTGGTTGATTCCTACAGCAGCCTTGCCTCCGGGGATTGGCTTGGGCTTGGGCCGCGTAAGCTTCTTGGGCTTACGGATAGGCACGCCCGTGTAATCAGGGGTCGCCGCGCCTTCTGGTGTCCATGCTTCTTCGGCCATCGCCATCACCATCCAGAAAAGTAGTTGAGGGCGGCCATCATCGGGTCGACGGTCGCGAGCCCTGCGGTAGACGCCTCCCTCAGGAACTCGCTGTCGCCTTGGCCAGTGGCGCCGGGACTGGCGTTCGGGTCAGGCGGTAGGTCGACTCCCGGTGCCGGGTTGATGCCGGTCACAGGGGTGAGCGCAGAATCAAAGTCGAGGCCATACCCCGTGCTGTCCATCAGGCGCTGGTTCATGGCACCCATCAGCCCGGCCATGTTCTGGGCGGATTGCTGATGACCAAGCTGCTGTTGCCGACGGTATGCCTCGTACTGGCGCCCCACATCCGCCATAGTGGCTAGCTTGCGCTTACCTGCCGCCTCGGTAGGGGTCTCGAACAGGTAGCCGAACCCGGGCATTTCTCCGATGAAGTCCCCGCCAAGTATGGGCGTCCACGGGTCGTCAGCTTTGAACTTCTCCGCCATCGCATCACCTCACGAGTCTTGGATATCAAAGTCCTCTTGGACGCTGACTAAGGAGAGCTTCTCAGAGCCCGAGAACTCAAACTTCCACTGCCGCCTACGATACCATCCAAGCGAGTACAATGGTATCACGGGGTCTGTATCATCTGCAGTACCCAGGTGCAGGGGTATTTTGGTGCTCCACTGCCCAGGTGAATCCGAGTAGCTCAGGAACCCAACCGGGTCGTTTGTGGCTACAGTGCTAGTGCCGCGAGCCAGTGTGACGTACACCGCGTTGCACTTCTTTCGGCGCTCGGTCCCGCGGTTGTAAAACCCGGTGGTGACGCTGGCCGGGATGATACTCCCCAGGTCGTCACTGGCATCAAGGTCGTACTTGGCAACCACCCCACTAGTCGTACCCACCACAGGCACATCAGTATCATCCCGGTGATGGTGACTCAGGACAGTGTGGTTGGTCCAGTTGTTGGTGCTCGCATCCCACCCCTGCCACTGGGACCATCCGGCGCCCTTCTGGTAGCAGAACGTCACGCCCTCGGTGGGGAAGGTCCAGACCATGCAGTCCAAGAAGCCCTGGTGCAGCCGGTATCCGAAGCAGTCATCCACCGTCGTCATCTTGTTCAGCACACCCTGGATGGGCTGACCGATGCTGTCGTCGAACTGGCGGCCATCTGAGAAGACGAACCTACGTCGGTGGTCCAGCCAGGCAAACGCTTGGTCTACCTTGATGAGCGAGTACTTGGCTGATAGCCCGTATTCCCGGACGATGGAGCGGAGATAGACCAGGGCGGAGTCAGGCCCAAAGAGTTCGATGTTCGTGGAGCCGAACGCAAACACGTCGTTGGTATTCTCAGCAATGGCAACCACAGGGTCAGGCCGAGCTTCTGCGGAGTAGAACCCAGGACGGCTACCAGTGGCTGTGCTGGACGGGTCCCAGTCCTCGAGCCCGGCATAGGTCACCGTCCCAGACGCGATGGCTGAGTAGCGAATCTTGGAGCGGTCAATCACGATGTCGTTGGCTGACAACCTGCCAGCGTTGGCCAGGACGTAGTCACACTCAGGAGGGTCACCACCCAGCCGGCTCAATGACACGTCGGATTTCACTATCTTGTAGAGGTACTTGCCGGACGTGAAGACGTTGAGTGCATCAGTCTCAGCAAAGACAGCTCGGCCAGGCCCAGAGATGGGAGTGACGTAGGTGAACGCGCTCCCGCCAGTGATGCGATACAGGGTGCGCGTGCTTGCCGCGGTGCCCTTGCCGGTAGCGTACAGGGTACCGTCCAGGTCAGCATGCAGACCGTCAACGCCACCGCTGTCTATCGACGTAGTGGGAGCTTCCGAATACGCAGATATCCCAGGACGACGTAACACCGCACCAGTCGCCACGTCTGTAACCACGTTTGTAGCCTGCGGCGAAGCACCACCAAGAACCTCATGTCCAGACTCCAGTCGGTTGCCGAACTCTATTGGCTGCTGACTCACTGCCAGTGACCCGTGCGGTGCCAGAGCATGACCCCGGCGCTGACGTGAGCACATACGAACGTGTATCCGGCGCCGCCGTTCTGGACGATGTTGACCGTGTCCGTCGCCGCACCCTCGTACACGTTCGTCCAGCTAAGGCCGGTGATGGTAGTGGCGTTGTCGTTTCTGATGGACAGGGTGTAGCGAGCGCCGGGATACGCCAAAGGCAGCGTTATGCTTGGAACGCCCGCAGAAAAGTCCAAGACCAGCAAGGTGTTGCCAAAGTGCTCAGTGTCTACAGTGGTCGAAGCGTCGACTGAGTTCGTCAGGTACTCGTAAGCACTCTCTCGTGTCCCCAGTCGATTGCGATGACTCGAGGCAGCCCCAGACACATCTGTATTGATGTTGATGTCGGTAGAGCAGTCGATAAAGAGGTTGGAGTCCTCTGCGAATGCGACGCTCGACCCGCCCAGTGACGGGCTGTCAATGGCAGTGACGGGCAGGAGGTTGGCGCCAACGAACAGGCACCCCTCCACGGTCGCAATGGGACAGCTTGCAAGGTCCAGCATAGTGTGTGTGCCGCCAATGATCCCCGCCGAAGAGAACGTGACACCGGAATAGCTCGCGATAGCACTAGGCGCCGAAACAGTGCTTGTTCGCGTCCCGGGCACAGAAGTAACGAACCCACACCTGTTGAAGTAGGTTTGCCCGGCCGCGCCGTCCTGATGCTGAGGGTAGTCCCCTCCCACATCAAACGTGCAGTCCGTGTACCTATACACAGCAGCGCCCCCGGACGCCATACCAAACAGTCGCGTAGTCGGGGTCGACAAGCTGCCCCCGAGATAACAATCCATTACACTGCACGGGTTGGTCGTTCCGAACTGGAGAGCAGAGCCGCTATTCGTCTGGGTGGTCGCCAGTCGAAGGCCCCGAATGAACTGACCCGTGTACACCGTGGTCAGAGGAACCGAGGTCTGGATGATGTTGTTCGATGCGTGGTCCAGCAGGATGGCAGAGCCCTGTGTGCCCACCCCCAGTAGACTCACGTTGCCGGGTAACACCAAGGCAGTCGTGGTTCGGTAGCCAGTTGTCGTCCCAGGGAAGTAGACCACTCCACCCACGGCAGCCGCAGCGTCGATGGCAGCCTGGATGGCAACCGTGTCGTCTGTGGTGCCGTCACCCACCGCGCCATAAGTCTCATCCTTCACACTGAAGTAGAGGCCGGTGACAGCAGAGATAGCAACTGACAGGTCCCGGGCCGCGCCGTTGACGTTGACCTGCCAGTCTGTGGCGCCAAAGCTGTCTATCACGCGGTCCATCACGGTATCCATGGAGACCGGGCTACCAGGAGCCACTGCCGCCGTCTCGTAGTCAGCGCCGTTGAACGACAGTGACCGGACTTCCAGGTTGGATGCAGCGTCCATCGGAACGAACTGCTCGAGTGTCACACCAGCGGCCGTGACCACCAGGACATCCACGTACTCGTTGACGAAGACCGTAGCCTTGCCAGCAGAGTCCAGGTCAACAATGGTTCCGGCCGTGACAGGGGACGTACCCTCGGCGTCGTTGAAGTACCCAGCAGACGTGGTCGTGCCACGCTTGAGGATGCTCGCAGTACCGTTGGGTGCCTCAGCAAACCCGTTGACTAGCTCGTGGATAATCTGCACAGAAGGCTCCTCTAGGAAAAGATGACCCGGCTTGAGTCATTGGCGGAAACGTTGACACGCCCGCTCGATACAGTCTTCAGAGCCACGTCTGAGCCCCGCAGCAAAGTCATGTTTTCGATGGTGACAAACGTCATCGTGGAGGCCGACCCATCCAGCGCCACGCCACCAGCCCAGCCACCAGTCCCGCCATCTAGCACGATGTCCTGCAAGGTCAGATTGGCCAGAGCAACGTCTGACACCAGGATGCCCACCCCAAGCGAGGCAGCGGTCCCAGACATCACAACCGTCGTATCCTCAACCACGAGCCGGTCTGCGTTCTTTATCTCGAGCAACGACCCAGTGTCAGTCACAGAACCCTCAAACCGACACCCCTTGATGAGGCAGGCAGTGGCAGCGGATGAGTCGCCGACGCGGACAGCCGCGGATGCGTTGGCCTGCGTGTTGGTAACGAACTTGATGTTCCGCAACTCGACGTTACCACCAGTGATGTCCAGCAGGTGAGCTGATGCAGAGTTCATCTTCAGCGTGGCTGTAGGCTGACCACCACTCGTGCCCTCTGCAACGATGGTGATACCGGCAGTCACGAGTTGAACAGCAGTCAGGGTCTGGCTGAACCCGGACAGCAAGATTACATAGTCGCCCGATGACGCAGCCGTGATGCCAGCAGCAAGGGTCTGCTTGGGCTGGATGCGACTGACACCACTGTTGGAATCACTGCCATCAGCAGAGTCCACGTAGATGGCTGTGCCGTCGGTGTACCAAGGCTCATCAAGGAGCAAGTCGTCGCCAGACGTTGCCCCGAACCCGTTGACGTATAGGTTATCGTTGATGGACATATCAGGCAAACGTGACGAATATTCGGCTGTTGCCGGTGGTTGTTATCGGGTTGATTCGACCCGAGGCAGCGGAGTCAAAGACCGCGTCAGCCCCGTTGAGCAAAGAGATGCGCTCCATCCTCAAAAACAGGATCGTAGTGCCATCCATGTCGATAGCCAGGCCGGCCGAGTAGCCTACCGTTCCGCCGTCAAACGACGTGTCACGGACGACCAGGTTGCTCACGATCTGAGAGTTGGTAAGCGCAGGACCAGGGCTGGTGGTGGTGCTAGTGACCACGAACTCACAGTCATCAATCACCACGTCATCACTATCGTTGATGTCCACGGCAGCACCAGTGTCCGTGGCCCCAGACTCGAATCGGCAGCCCTTGATGAGCAAGCGGTCAAACTCGTCACCGCTGCTGGCTGACCCTATCCGAGGGGATGCGTTGGTCTGCACGTTGGGAGGGAACAGGATGTTGCGTATCTGCACATCCTCCGACCCGCCTCCAGAGCTAAGGCTAATAAGCACACCAGATGCCGAGTTCATTGTGAGCTTGGCTGTTGGCTGGCCGTTGCTTGAGCCTGCTCCCACGATGGTGATGCCAGACCCAACCACTTGGGTAGCAGTCAGGGTCTCATCGAAGTCAGCCGCCAGAACAACGAAGTCCCCAGAGAACGCAGAGTCGACAGCCGCACCAAAGGTCTTCATGGGTCGCAAACGCTCGAGCCCGGAGTTGCTGTCGTCGCCATTCACGGAGTCCACATAGATGGCACTGCCACTGGTGTACCAAGGGCTGCTGGTGACCAGACTGTCTCCCGTAGCCTCACCAAATCCGCTGGGCAGATAGTTTTCGTTCAGAGTCATTACCTGCGCCTCCGGCTGGTGCTGTTATGGCCTACCTGGATGCTGAAGTTGATAGCCTGGTTGGCTCGCCCCTTAGCTGTGCGAAGGTACTCCTTGGCGTACTTCCTGAGCGCTGAAATCTTGTCTCTCTGGAACCCGGCGGCCTCAGCCAGCATCTCAGCCAGCCGATACACACAGTACTGCATCCAGAACTGCTTGAGATCGATGGTAGCCGAGCCGTCACTGACATCGGATATCAGCCGGTGCTGCTGGAAACGAATGGTCCCAGCCTCGTCAGGCACAGGCCAGAGCCATACCTCGTTGGGAACCTCAGCGCGGTTGATGAAGTACAAAGTAGGCTGTCCCTCAGCGTTCTTCGCACTGTTCCGCTGCCAGCTCTCCCGAGTCTGTTCCTGAACGATGGTCTCCCCAGACGCCTTCGTTAGGTCAGTCTCCGAAGCGTTGATGTACATGCCGTCACCAACCAAATCCAGTGTATCCGTGGGCAGGTCGTATTTGTAGGTGCCCGGGACCATCGTCATCTCGATGAAGGTCACCGCGCGAGCAAACTGACCCGTGTCCTGCTGCTCCTTGAGGATGTTCCCAAGGAAGCTGCGAGCCTGAGCTAGCTGTGCCGGCTGGGCTACCTGGGTGGGAGAGGTGACATTGGACAGCTCGAGGGCCTGCTTGCAGAGCTCGTCAACCGTCAGCTCATCAGTGCGTGAGGATTGGATAGTCATGCGATGGTTATCCCCGTGAAGTTACGGCCAACGTAGGTCTCGATGTCAGCCTCATTATCCGACGTTACAGTGGTCTTGGACAGCACAATCTCGTTGCAAGTGCCATTGTGCGTGGTGATTGTCGTGGGAGCTCCGCGGGTCGTCCCAGCCACTCCAGCACCCATGAACATGAAGCTGAAGGGCAACGAGGAGATGCCGGCAGACATGGTCGTAGCCTTGAGCACCCCGTCCTCGTACAGCACGATACGGTCGCTTTGGATCTGAATCTCCCACAGGTGCTCGGCAGTGGAAGCGAAGGAGTAAGTGGCAGTCAGGTCGCCGCCCACCAGGGTAGAGAACCCCAGTGTGATGGACCCGTTCTGAGCCTGCAGATACACCTTGTTGGGAGCCGAGGCCGTGTAGGTCATGAACGCCCCGACGTCTGACAGGGTGAGCATGGTGGATGCTGTAGCGTTGTTGGGATCGGCAAAGCTGCCAACCACCCAAATAGTAGGGAATGCTCCGCTGGCCACGAATGCTCGAGCCGGGCTGGAGAGGTAATCGTCGGTGCCATCGAAGGTGATGGTCATGTCATTGTCGAACGTTGGACGGGCCGTGGGATCGACCTGTGCCAAGCTACCTGGCTTGTCTGCTAGCTGATGAGGGGTGTTCACGGCTGATTGGACGCCCCCTCCGAGCTTCAGGTTCCGGTAGCCCCACCAGCCACTGAGGTTCGTCCCCAGTATGCCATTGGGCATTATCCGGGTGGAGTCCCCGGAAGTGTCAGTAGACCCTGGATTCAGCGGCCGGGCATCGCGTCTCTGAGCTCTAGCCGCGTCACGGGCATTGGCTTCTGAGAGGGATACGCTGTCAGCTCCGCCCACATCCTTGGGACAGTAGAGAAGGCCGTCACGCTTCCTGGTCAGCATGTCGCTGTACCACAGAGAACCACAGATATCGCATGACACGGGGTACGCGCCAGGGGCCAGATTCGGTGGTTTGCGTGATTTGACTGTCATAATAAAAACGGGGCGGCCGGAACCAAAGTCCAAGCCGCCCCGCCCGCAAGATACCAATCCTCCGAGGAGAGGATGAGCAGATTAGGCGTCTACGCCAACCGAGCAGCGGGGGTCGGACCAGCCGGTGTCGAAGCGCATCGACACACTGTAAAGCAGGTTCTGACCACCGTGGTCTGTCCAGGACTCCGACTCGGCCTTACGCCGCCACTTGACCTGGAGACCGTTGTCCACGTCGGTCTGGACTGCCCAGCGAGTCGTGGTGTCATCCCAGAACTTGAGCGAGATGTTCGACAGGTTCTCCTCGCTCTTGATGACATTGATGGTCGCGAAGTTATTCGCAACAGGCTCCATGGACGACTTGAGGATCTCTACCCAGTCTCCCCATTGCTCGGTGGGAGACAGGATGCGAACGGCGTTGTAGCCCTGCGCAATCCCATCGTGACCGGGCATCTTCTTGATCTGAGTGAGAATCGGGATCAGACCAGCTACCGATGGAGCCACAGGCGCCGCCGCTAGATTGCTGAAGGTACCGCCATCAGGCAGCGTGTGGGTAGCGCTCCAAAGAGGCTGACCGTCGCCGCCAGGGAAGGCCGTGTCAAAGCCATTCACGAGCATGCCCGTGGCCTTGATGTCGGTCGTCTGAACGGCAGAGCGCTTGAGGCGCCGACCCGCACGGATAACGTCCGTGTACTTCTCGTCCTCAAGAGCTTCCTTGGAGACGATCATCTTCATCGCGTACGTGGTCGCGATGTAGCGGGTCTTGGTTCCTTCTGCGAGGTTGCCAACTGCGATTTCCTGACCTTCAGGCTTCACAGCCAGCAGGCCCGTACCACCCATTTCGAGGTCGTCCACGTAGTTGTCAGCCATCATCGATTCTTTGCAGAACCGCTTGTAGGTGGCGAAAGCCGCGGAGTCTAACCCGTCGTGCTTGTCGTCAATGATGTTGTCGAGGGTCCGTTTGAGCGATTGCCCAATGGTACCCGTGAATACTTGTCCAGCTGCACCCATGACTCAAACTCCCAATCAGACGCCAGCCGTATTCGGCGCGTCGGCATAGCGGTTGGCGGTTACGAGGAGCCTGAAGCCCGCCGCTGCGTAATCCTGGTTGTCCTGAGAGACGTCCAGTCCGTAGATACGGAAGATCTGACTCACTGACACGGCGTCGGCGATGGTGACAAGGTCCAACTCCGGCTCGGCCTTGTCGGTCACACCAATGCTGTTCACCATATCGATGGTCTCACCAACCGTGGCCAGCCACTCGGCATACGTGTCGTACGAGCCGCTGGTCGAGTTCACTGCAACCGACCAAATGCCAGCTTCGATCGGAACCACCAGCGCAAACGACTGACGAGAGAAGTTCGTTCCGTAGACCGTTCCGCCAGGCAGCACGTTCGTCGGCTTCATGTCCGTACCGTCAAAGTACGGGGTAAAACCCACGACCACGCCGACCGGGATATCCGCGTCAACAGTCCCAGGGTTGTAGTTGAGCTTCTCGCTGCCCTCAGCAATGGCGAGGTAGCCAGTGGCCAGGCGCTTGACCACGTCACCCACGTTTACATCAACATCGATGTCGGGGGCGCCGTCTTCGATTGACGCCTGGTAGCCACTCGCGATGGGCCATTTCTCCGGGTCAGGACAGCCCTTACCCCCGTTC